GAGGAGGACCCTGAGCCATTCCTCAGATATATCCTGAGAAGCGCCCTACCGCCTAGATCGGGCGTGGCCGCGGTTTCGTCGGCCGTCGTCGGCCGTTCGTCGGCGTCGACCCGTAGCCGATCGGTGGTTGCTTATGCCTAGGCCAAAGACTGGTGTCGGTCGAGGCGCTAAGCCGCTGCCGATCGAACAGCACCGTGCACGTGGCAACCCTGGCCATAAGAAACTGCCAGACGCGCCGACCCCTGAAACGGCGGTCGTGGTGGTCAACTTAGATGATATTCCTGCTGCACCTGAGTGGTGTGATGAATATGGCACTGCTGTCTGGTCGCAGTTGTGGACTGCTGGCCGTCGTCATTTGAGTGAGCAACATGACACGGTGATGATGTGCATGCTGGTGGAAAAGTTGCAACTGGTGAACCGTCTACAGCAGTGGCTAGGCGATGACGTTGAACGTCGCTGGTACACGACTGCGAATGGGCAGACGGTGACGCACCCTGCGGTCAAGCAGATCGAGACTGCTGACGCGCAGATCACTGGTTGGTTGCAGTTGCTTGGTTTCCCAGTTAGCGAGCGTGCACGGTTGGGTTTGTTTGAGATCAGAGTGGCGAACGAGTTAGATGAGTATCGTAAGCGGCATCAACAGTAGGCCGACCTGGGCGACTTCGTGGTGCAATAACGCACCTACGGATGGTGATGCTGTGGTTGATTTTGCGCGTACGTTCATGCATGTGGATAAGGGCATGCGTGCTGGTGAGTCGTTAGAGCCGACGCAGTGGCAGATCGATCTGTTGCGTGCTCTCTATGAGCGTGATGAGGATGGTCGTCGTCGTTACCGTCGTGCGGTTGTTGGTCTTGGCCGTAAGAATGGCAAGTCGCTGCTTGGTTCGGTGATCGCGTTGCATGGGTTGATCGAGGGCGGTATGGGCGCGGAAGTGTACGCGGCCGCTGGTGATCGTCAACAGGCGCGTATCGTGTTTGAGGAAGCGCGCCGCCAGGTGATGCAGTCGCCTGCGTTGAGCGGTATCTGCAAGATTTATCGCGATTCGATCGCTGTACCGTCGACTGGGTCGGTGTTTCGTGTGCTGTCGAGCGATGCGCAGTTGCAACAAGGACTGAACCCGTCGACGGTTGTGTTCGATGAGTTGCACGTGCAGAAGAATGATGATCTGTGGGATGCTTTGACGTTGGGGTCTGGTGCGCGTCGCGACCCGTTGATCGTGGCGATTACGACTGCTGGCTACGATCTTGAGTCGCTGTGCGGTCGCATGTATCAATATGGCAAGCGTGTGGTCGGTGGTGAGGATGAGGGCAAGTATTTCGGGTTTTGGTGGTGGGAAGCCGTAACCGACTGCACGCTCGATGATCGTGATCAGTGGATAGCGGCGAACCCGAATATCGCGCTTGGTTTGCTCGATATCGAAGACATGGCGCTCGCCAGGAAGCAGACGAGCGAGTCGGCATTTCGTCGTTACCGTTTGAATCAGTTCGTGCGTGCGCAGGAGTCGTGGCTGCCTGCTGGTGCGTGGGAGACTGCGCGCAGCGATCGTCAGTTAGACCCGACGCTACCGATGTACGTGGGTATCGACATGGCGTTGAAGCATGACTCGATCGCTGTGGTGTGTGCACAACCGCAAGATGGTGTGGTGGTGACTCGTGCGAAGATTTGGTATCCACAAGATGTCGGTCTGGATGTTGCCGAAGTGGAGAACTACCTGCGTGACCTGCACGGTAAGTACGATATACGTGAATTCGCCTACGACCCTGCATACTTTCAGCGCAGCGCCGAACATCTGGCCGATGACGGGTTGCCGATGGTTGAGTATCCGCAGAACCGCACACGCATGATACCTGCCTGCGGTAACGCTTACGAGATGATCGTGAACGGCCGTGTTGTGCACGACGGGTCGCCGATGTTTATCGATCAAGTTCTGTCTGCTGCGCAGCGCATGACTGATGATGGTTGGCGTCTGTCGAAGGGTAAGTCGAAGAGAAAGATCGACGCTGCTATTGCTCTAGTCATAGCCCTAGATCGTGCTACTATGGTGATGAGAGCAGACCCAGCACCGAGCGTGGTAGACATATGGAAGGACTGAAGTGCGCGACTATTTGATTTTGTTGGTCGAAGCAGTGGGCGCTGTCCTGGTTGTCGCTGGTGTCGCTCAGTGGTCGCCTGCGTTGGCGTGTGTTGTGGCTGGTGGTGCGATGATAGCATTCGGTGAGACTCGCTGATGGGCGTGTTCCGTAAGCATGAGCAGCGAGCGCTGCCAACTAATATCGACCCGTATCAGATAACGGCGAGGCCGCTCTACCAGAACTGGTCTGGTGAAGTGATCAACGAGGTGAACGCGTTCGCGTCGTCTGCTGTCTTGGCGTGTGTGTCGTTGATCGCTGACTCGGTGGCGTCGATGAAGTTGGAACTGAAGCGCGACAAGAACGGCCGCCAACAGTCGCTGCCGACGCCGAGCGTGCTGATCAAACCGAACATGCACCAGTCGATGTTCGACTTTCTGCACCAGTTGACGATCACGTTGGCGATTCACGGCTGTGTCTACATCTACGCGCCGCGTCGCGCTGGTGAACTGCCCAGTGAGATGCGAGTGATTCACCCAGAGCGCGTCAAGGGCTACACCGATGTCGACAGCGGCTTGCCCTACTATATGATCGAGAAAGTGCGCTACGAACACTCAGATATCCGTGTCATCCACTGGATGCAACTTGCTGGCCATTATCGCGGTATCTCGCCGCTTGACGCTATGCGCAACACGGTCGGCATGCAGGTCGCGATGGATAGGTTCTTGGCTCAGTTCTTCGGTGATGGCGCTACACCGAGCAGCGTGTTGGAGACTGATAAGCCGCTAACGAACGAGCAGGCACAGATCATGCGCGAGACTTGGGAAGATTCGCATTACAAGCGTCGCCGCCCTGCTGTGTTGTCTAACGGTTTGAAGTGGCGGCCGATCACGACGAGCGCTGCAGACATGCAAATGCTTGAGCATCGTGAGTCTGTGATTCGTGACATCGCGCGTGTCTACCGTGTGCCGTTGCACATGATCAGCGGTACAGGTGGCGACTCGCAGACCTATCAGAACATCGAGTCGATGGGCACGAACTTCGTGCGCTACACGCTTTTGCCGTGGATGCGACGAATCGAAGACGCGCTCAGCGAGATGCTGCCGATTACGCAGTATGTACGGTTCAACGCTGACGAGTTTATGCGCGCCGACTTGATCACGCGCGTGCGTGCACAGCAGATTCAGATCATGAGTGGCACGTTGACACCGAATGAAGCGCGCGCAGACGACGATCGCGAGCCGTATGACGGTGGCGACCAGTTCGTGATGGGTATCGCTGGCGCGCCGCTCGCTGGTGTCGAGGGCGGCGACTTGCCGACACTCGGAACTGAAGGGATGCCACAATGAAATCGACCCAGGTGACGGTAGGAACTACGCCTACCTTGATCGTCGATTCTGATGACCAGAACCGTTACATCTATCTGCAGATCGTGAACAGTGCGACGATCTACGTCGGTGATGGCACTGTGACGACGTCGAATGGGATGCCGCTGGAGAAACACAGCGAACCACACGAGTTCTTCCTGCCTCTCAAACAAAAGATGTACGGCATCGTTACGGCGATGGTTGGTACGGCCGATCTTCGCATCATGACACCAGATACGGACTAACACGTGCCTTACGGAATCAGTGACTCGCAGGCTGGTTGCTCAGGTTGGGCAACAGTAAAAAAGAACAGCGACGGCTCATATGACACGCTCGGCTGTCACAGCACTAAACAAGACGCGATCGATCAGATGGTGGCCGTGTCTATCGCTGAAGGCATCGATCCGTTGGGCGAAGTGAATAGCCGCGAGGCACGTGCAGAGAACGAGATCATCGTGGTCGACATCGATGACACGTTGCTGCGTGATGGCACTGAACCGATGCAAGAAGTGATCGACGCCGTGAACGCAGCCGAATACCCTGTGTTCATTCTTACGGGTCGTCGACCGATCGACCGTGATAAGACCGTGGAACAGTTGCAGAGCGCTGGCGTCAACTACGAGCGTCTGATCATGAACAGCGGCGAGATCGACGTCGACAGTGTCGCCGCGTATAAGGCCGACGCGATCACGCAACTGATGTCCGAGGGCTACACGGTTGACGCGTTCATCGATAACCAGCCTGAGAACTTGACCGCGGTGGGCGAGTTGAACGTACCAGTGTTCACCCCTGAAGACTTCGTGATTTACATGGCCGAAGAATCTGTCGATGAAGAAGTCGAAGGTGAAGAGATGGAAGAAGAGAATGGAAACGTCGCTATGCGTCGCGACGTGTACGATGGTGGCAGTATGGAAACCAAGACCGTGCACTGGGTAAGCGATCAAATCGACGAGCGCAGATCAGTCGCGTACACCACGCTTGAACTGCGCGCCGAGGGCGACAGCAACGTGTTGCACGGCTATGCTGCGCTGTTCGATTCGCCAAGTGAGCCGATGCCGTTCGTCGAGTACGTGCGTTCTGGTGCTTTCACCAAGACGTTGAACGATGGCGCTGACGTTCGACTGTTGATCGACCATGAAGGTGTGCCGCTGGCGCGCACCAAGTCTGGCACGTTGATGTTGGAAGAAGACGAGCGCGGTTTGCGTGTCGAGGCTTCGCTTGACCCGATGAACCCAGACGCACAGCGTGTGTTGTCGGCGTTGCGTCGTGGCGATTTGTCGCAGATGTCGTTCGCGTTCCGCACGATCAAGGACTCGTGGAACAGCGACCGCAGTGTGCGCGAACTGAAAGAAGTGCAACTGTTCGATGTGAGCGTGGTGACGTACCCAGCCTACGAGGACACTGTTGTAAGCGTACGTAGCAAGCAAACTGCTACTGTTGAAGCGTCTGGTTATTTGGCTGCGCGTAAGCGTCAGATTCAAATAGCCAAACAACGCTAGCCGAACCGCAGCCGCCACTTAGTGGCACTGGTCAGGATTCACTCGTGGACATACACACAACGACACACGAGGAGAATAAAATCGTGGAGAAGTACACCGATATCCTGAGCGAGAAGCGCGACGCAGCGCTTGCACGCGCAGAACAGATCACCCAGGTCGCAGTCTCTGAGAGCCGCGACATCACCAAGGACGAGGATGCTCTCATCGCTTCCGCACTCGACGAAGTGCGCGATCTCGATGAGCAGATCAAGCGTCACGCCGAACTTGAGGCACGCGCCGCTGCAGCAGCAGAGACCCGCGCCGCCAAGCCAGCCGACGTCGTCACCGTCAGGAGCGAACCACGCACCTACAGCGCCGAGTCTCGTAACTCGTTCATCGCTGACGCGTTCAACGCTCAGTTCAACGGCGATTTCGTTGCACGTGAGCGTCTCGCACGCCACATGCAGGAAGAGCGCGTCGAGCGTCGTGACGTCACCAGCGCAAACTTCGCTGGTCTCGTCGTGCCGCAGTACCTGACCGATCTCGCTGCACCGTTCGCACGTGCAGGCCGCCCAACGTCGGATGCCGCGCGCAAGCACCAACTTCCGTCGGCTGGTTTGACCTTGAACATCTCGAAGGTCACGACTGGTTCAAGCGTCGCACAGCAGACCGAAGGTGCTGCAGTGTCCGAGACCAACATGGACGACACGCTTCTCACGATCAACGTCAACACGTACGCTGGTCAGCAGAACGTCTCGCGCCAGGCTCTTGAGCGTGGCACTGGTGTCGACTCGATCGTGATGAACGATCTCGTGTCGGCCTACCACACGTCGCTCAACACGGCCGTCGTCGCCGAACTTATCTCGTCTGCTGGCCAGTCGGTGACCTACACCGACGCGTCGCCAACGGTCGCCGAGTTGTACCCGAAGTTGCTCGACGCAGTGCAGAAGGTGCAGACCACTTTCTTCGCTGGCCCGAACGCGATCGTGATGCACCCACGCCGTCTCGCGTGGATTCTCGCCGCGCTCGACTCGACCAACCGACCGCTTGCTGTTCCGCAGCCGTACGCGATGAACCCAGTCGCGCTCGGTCAGGGTTCAGTGCAGTACGGCAACAGCGGCTACGCGATCGCTGGCTTGCCAGTCATCACCGACGCCACCGTTGCAACCAACGCTGGTGCAGGCACGAACGAAGACACGATCGTGGTTTGCAACATGCAGGAATTGCACCTGTGGGAAGACGGCAACGGCGAGCCGATGATGCTGCGCTTTGAGCAGCCGAAGGGTTCTGAACTCGACGTTCAGATCATCGTCTACGGCTACGCGGCATTCACCGCCAACCGCTACCCGAACGCGTTCGCTAAGATCAGCGGCACGGGTTTGGTGACCCCAACGTTCTAGTTTCCTAGAACAATGTACGCGTGGCGTGCTAGTGGTCTGCTAGACTGCTGGCACGCCACACGTGTATAAAGGACACAACAATGACATCTAAATACGTCGAGGCGTTGCTGATCGAGCGACGCGGATATGAACAGCGCGGCATGAAAGATCGAGTCGCACAAGTTGATGCGGCACTGCGCGAAGTCGGTTACGAAAGCAAGTACATGACCGACGAAGTTGAGACCGCTGCTGTTGAGCAGGAAGCGGAACGCGCCACCAAGAAGAAGCCTGCGCGTAGGCGCGAAATCTAATGGCCATCACCAACGGCTACTGTACCTTGGCTGAGGTGAAGGCCGCGCTGCGTATCACTGACAACGCAGACGACACGCTGTTGGAGAATGCGATCGAAGGTGCGAGCCGTCGCATTGATGGGTTCACGGGTCGGTTCTTCTACCAGACCACCAACGCCGTCAAGTTCTACGCACGAGATTTGTACACACTGCTGTTGCCGAACGACCTGTACCAGATCATCACGCTGAAGACAGACGACGACGGGAATGGCACGTATGAGGACACCTGGACTTTGAATGTCGACTACCAGTTGCAGCCGTTGAATGCTGCACTGCAAAGCAGGCCGTGGAATCGAATCACCGCGATCGGCGGTAAAACATTCCCGATCATCATTCAACCAGAGATACCAGGCGTCGAAGTGAACGGTATCTGGGGTTGGGGCGCTATCCCAGACGACGTGCGCGAGGCTTGTGTCTTGCTCGCTATGCGCGGATTCGCACGTTACAACGCAGCGCTTGGTGTAGTCGGTTTTGCAGATATGGCGATTCAAGTGCGTAGCGTCGACCCAGACGTGCGTGACATGCTTAGTCCGTATGTGCGTTACGGTATCGCCTGATGCCAGGCACAGTCAACCAAGTCGCTGCAGGACTGAAGGCGCGGCTCGCTACGATCAGCGGCCTGCGCACCTACGCTTACCAGCCTGAGCAGTTGAACCCACCAGTCGCGTACCCAGTTCTCAACGGTGTCACTTACCACCGTGCATTTGCTGGTGGTGACGTGGTGATGGAATGGTCGATCTACGTGGTAGTCGGCAGGTGGACAGACAGCCGTGCGTATGACACGCTCGACGGATTCCTGTCGTACAGTGGCGCTACGTCTGTGCGTGCCGCGATCGAGGCAGACCCGACACTGGGCGGCGTGTGCCAAACTTTGATCGTGGCGTCGTCGATCTCGATACTTCCGCAGCAGCAAGCAGACGCCGAGTTCTTGATGATTCGCGTCGATGTTACTGTACATGCTTGAAGCGTCGACATCCCAGGCCACTAGTAGGATTTGAGCATGGCATCGTACAAAGTCACTAGCGACCGCGTCGCAGGTTACGCAGTCGGCGAGATCATCACCGACGTCGAAGGTTTGAACGTCGACGCGTTGGTCGAAGGTGGACACATCGAGCCTGTGACCGCTAAGCGAGCAGAAAAGAAGGAAGACATCTAATGGCAACGCTGGTACTGACCAACCCGTCGATCACCATCGGTGGCACGGATGTGAGCGCACTTTGCACGAGCGCCACCATCAACTACGAAGTCGATTCGGTCGAAGTGACGGCGTTCGGCGATACTGGTCACAAGTTCACTGGTGGCTTGCAGAACTTGACGATCGACGTCGAGATGAACCAAGACTTCGCATCAACGAAGACCGAAGCAACGATCTACCCGTTGGTCGGAACGCAGACAACTGTTGTGATCATCCCCGTGAACACAACTGTGTCGTCGACGAATCCGCGATACACTGCATCGAATACTTTTCTCGCTGCGCACACACCCGTTCAGGGCGCTGTCGGTGAACTGGCGACCACGTCGCTGTCGTTTACTGGCGGCTCTCTCGCTAAGGCAACTTCCTAAGGAGTAAACAATGGCCGCTCTCGTTCTCACCAACGCGTACATCTCGGTGAATTCGGTCGTTCTGTCCGATCATGGGGCAAACGTCACTCTCAACTACGAGATCGATTCAGTCGAAAACACGGCTTTCGGCTCTAGCGGCCACTCGTTCACTGGTGGCTTGCAGAACCTGACCGTCGATGTTGAGTTCTTTCAGGACTTTGCTGCAAGCAACGTCGAAGCCACGATCTACCCGTTGGTTGGAACGCAGACGACTGTTGTGATCAAGCCGAACGGCGCGACCACGTCGGCGACGAATCCAATGTATACGATTTCTAACTGCTTTTTGGCTGCCCACCAGCCCGTGGCAGGGGCGGTTGGCGAGATGGCGATGACGTCGCTGTCGTTTACTGGCGGAACGATCGCTAAGGCCACTTCATAACACCAACCTGAAAGAGGACAGATGAAACTTGCACTGGTAGTCACGCCTATCGAAGGCGAGCCGTATGAAGTTGTCGCACGATTCGGCGACTTCGTAGCGTTTGAACGCACCTGGTCGCGTTCGGTCGTCAAACTTGAGTCTGAGATGAGACTGACCGACGTGGCATGGCTCGCGTGGAACGTGTGCAAGCGCACTGGTAAAACGACCGACCCGTTCGACCCCACTTGGATTCAGAGCATTGACGAGGTCACAGTCAAAGATGAGCAAGGTGAGACCCCTTTGGATATGGGTCAGCCCACTGGCTAATCGCGTCACTGGCCTGTGAGACTGGCATAGCGCCACACTTGATACTGCGTGAAGACCCAGAGATGATCGGTGCTATGATCGCCTACATGGAGTGGCGAGTCAAAGAACAGAACAAGCGCAACGGTAAGAAACAAGTGAACCCACTGCTATGATCAGCATGAACACCACAGGAATCTCTAAAGCGCTGAAAGAGATACGCACCTACGATCGCAGCATGTACATGCAGATCACCATCCAAATGCGCAAAGACGCACAACCGCTGGCCAGTGAAGTTGGGCGCGACTACCCAGAGGAAACGCTGCCCAGGTGGAAGATGGCCAACCCGTCTAACGCTCGATCTGATAAAAGACCGTTTCCGACCTACTCACCGTCAGCGGCTCGTGGCGGTATGAAGCCGAAAGTTACGGCTGGTCGCAACAAAGACAACCCACGTGGAATCGTGCGCATTCAGCAGATGACCGCTGGTGGTGCGATCTTGGACTCGGCTGGTAGCCGCGTGTCGAATCCGTTCGTCAAGAACTTGGACAAGAAACACGGCGGTAGCAGCCGTGTCGGGCAGTTGCGCTCGCGTGTGCTGTACCGTGCTGTTGCTAGACGTAAGCCGCAGGTCGAGGCTATCGTAGCCAAAGCGGTCGCCACTACTGATAAGATAGTGCAGCGCGTCATAAACTCGTGAAAGGTGGTGGCCTGTGGCTGTTGGCGTAAACATAGTTAGCGAATTCAACGCCAAAGGCATCAAGCAGGCGATCGCCGAGTTCAAAAAACTGGAAACCGCAGGCGCTAAAGCGACCTACGGTATCCGCACACTTGACAGTGCGCTGGGTAACGGTATCCGCAACATCGCCAAGTTTGGCACTATCGCTGCTGCTGGTTTCGCTGCAGTTGGCTACAAACTGGCACAAACCGCTGAAGACGCACAAGTCGCCGACCGTGCGATGTTGCAAGTCGCGACGTCGATGGGCTTGTTCGGTGGGCAGACGCAGCAGGTGGTTGATCGACTGACCGAACTGGCGTCGACACAGCAGGCACAACTCGGTATCGATGAAGATACGATCAAGGCGACACAGACCAAACTGTTGACATTCAAGAACTTGGCGGCTACGGCCGACGAGGTCGGTGGTGCGTTCGACCGTGCGACGATGGCGGCGCTCGATCTTGCTGCTGCTGGGTTTGGTGAGGCGACGCAAAACGCGACGCAGTTGGGCAAGGCGCTGCAAGACCCGATCAAGGGAATCAATGCGTTGGCGCGTTCTGGTGTTACGTTCACTGCCCAGGAGAAGGAGAAGATCGCGACGCTGGCTAAGTCTGGTCAGATGTTGGCTGCGCAGGAGATTTTGCTGCAGGCGATCGAGACGCAGGTCGGTGGTACGGCTGAAGCGTCAGCGAAAGCAACCGACAAGATCAGGCTCGCATTCGGCGAAGTGGCCGAGAGTCTCGGCTCGATGCTGCTGCCTTACTTTGAACGATTCGCTGAGTTCTTGAACAACAAGGTCGTACCATACTTCGGCAAGTTGGCTGATATCGCTGGCGAGAGCGGTATGGGCGCTGTGTTCAAGACACTGGCCACCGATCTGCTCAAGGTGACGACAAACATGGGCACGCTCGGCAACGTGGTGCTCGGTATCACTGCTGCGCTGGTTACGTTGCGGTTAGTCACGATCGCTGCAACCATCGCACAGGTGGCGTTCGGTGTGTCACTGCTCACCAACCCGATCGGTATCGCAGTTGCCGCTATCATCGCACTCGGTGTCGCTCTCGCTGCGCTGTACCTGAAGTTTGAAGGCGTGCGCAAAGTCGTGAACTCGGTCATCAACTTTGTGATCAGGATGATCGAGAACCTGATCAACAGCGTGATCAACTTCGTGAACTTGTTCCGCGACGCTATCAACCTGATGATCAAAGTGGCCAACAAGTTCGGCGCTGGTCTGGAAGAACTCGGCGACGTCGGCGAAGTGTCACTCGGTCGAATCACCACAGGCGCGAAAAACGCAGGCAAAGCGCTCGCCACAACCATGGAGAGCCTGCGCGCGATTCGCAACGCCGAACGTGCAGGCACAGAAGCCAAGTTCGTGCCCACCTACACAGGTGGCAGCGGCGCGACTAAGGCTGTAGAGACCGCCAAGGAGAAAATCCAGAAGTACATCGACGCGTTGAAAGGGCAGACCGCTGCAGAGAAAGCGGTACGCGACGCGATGGACTCGACGAGCAAAGCACGCAGCAGTTTGGCTGCCGCTACGAAGAAAGTGACCGACGCTCAGGCTAAGTTCAACCTGGTGACGAAAGGCTACCCAGCCGACAGCAAGCAAGCGCTCGACGCCATGCGCAAAGTGGAAGACGCACAGAAGCGACTGCGTAACGCCAACATCGCGCAAGAGGATGCAGTTCGTGGTGTAGCCGCGGCAGAGAAGAAACTGGCCGAGTTACGTGCTAAGAAAGCCGACCCGACATCGGTGGCTGAAGCCGAGCGCAACATCGAAAAAGCCAAGTACAGCGTCGAAGAAGCGAACTTCCGAGTCGCCGACGCAGAGAAAGAACTGGCCGACACCAGGCTCGACCCAGAAGCATCAGCAAGCGACATCCGCCGCGCAGAGATCGCACTGGCCGAAGCCAAACTCGAAGTGTTCGACGCGGTCAACGCAGTCACTGACGCCGAGGCCAAACTCGCTAGCGAACGCAGTATGGCGGCCACACCTGAAGAGATCGCAGACGCCGAGCGCGATCTTATGCGCGCGAAGATGGCCGTGTCTGACGCGATCGACGATCAACGTGACGCCACCAATGAACTGACCGTCGCGCAGATGTTCCAAACCATGATCTTGCAGGGCGCGGCTGAAGGAACAGACGAATATAAAGAAGCGCTCGACGAACTGCTCGCCGCGCAAGATAGCGAGAAAGACGCGCACGACCGTGTGCGCGAAGCGATCGAGAAAGAGATCGAAGCAACCGACAAACTGCGCGAGGCGAAAGAGAAACTGCGCGACGTCGGCGGCGAAGTCGGTGGCGGCGCTGTCAGCGCAGCGATCTCACAAGTGGCGCGCAACAACCAGAACGCGATCGTCAGTGTCGCCACTGGCGGCACGATGACCACCGTGCCCGACTTCATCGACAACCCAGGGCAAGCAGCGCGCAACATCCAGATCGTGAACAACATCACTGCAGGCATGGGCGCTGACGCGCAAGAAATCCAGCGTGTGATCATCGACAACCTGCGCGACTACGAGCGCGCCAACGGTTACATCCCGATCACGTCGCGCTACACCGTCGCATAGCCATGACGTCGACACTCGTATACGGTGAAGACGTCACCGTTCTCATGGAGTTGGGTTTCCCAGTCAACCCATTCACGCTAGATGACGCTACACTTGGCGTGCTCGATGAAGATTATCTCGACGGCACGCTCGTTGGCGATGACGTATCGCCGTATGTGCAGGCGTTGTCGATCTCACGTGGTCGGTCTGCGCAGTTGGATGAGTTCGCTGCTGGTCGCTGCAACATCGTGCTCAACAACAACGATCGACGTTTCGACCCGATCAACCAGTCCAGCCCATACTGGGATGCGACACTCGGCCAGTCAGGAGTAACACCAAGACGCAAAGTTACCGTGATCGCAGGCGGTGTCACTGTGTTCGTCGGTCGCATCGCCGATATTGACCTGAACTACCAATTCGGCAACATCAGCACCGTGAACATCTCAGTCGTCGACGACTTCGTGCTGTTAGCGAACGCTTACACTGGCGCTGCCACAACACCGACTGCAGAACTGAGCGGTGCGCGAGTCACCTACCTGCTCGATCAGCCAGAGATCAACTACCCGTCGACACGCGATATCGCCACTGGCACGGCCGCATTGGGCGCGTACCAGATCGACGCTAACACCAACGCGCTGTCGTACCTGCAGCAGATCGCGCAAGCCGAGAGCGGTCTATGTTTCATCGCACGCGACGGCGACTTGACGTTCACCGACCGCTTGGCTGCGTCGTTCGCCACAGTGAGCGCGTACTTCAGCGACGCAGGTGCGAACATCCCATACACCACGCTGTCGATCGCCTATGGTCAAGAACTGCTCTACAACCGTATCCAGGTGACACGCGTAGGCGGCACACTGCAAGAAGCCGAAAACCTGACAAGCCAAACCGAATACGGAATATCGACCTACGCGATCGACAACGTACTGCTGGAAACTGACGCGGCCGCGCTGTCGCTCGCCAACAGTCTGCTCGATCTGTACTCAGTGCCACGCTATTTCTTCGACAGCATGACCGTGGCCGTGTCCAAACTGTCTAGCGGAGATCGCACGATCGTAAACAGCCTAGACATCGGCGACGTCATCAGTATCACGCGCACGTACAGCGTCGGTACACCTGCGTCAGTTACACAGTTCTACGCTGTTGAACGTGTGAATCACATCATCTCGCCGTCTTTCCACAATGTGGAGATCGGTTTGCGCTACACCGAACTGCTATACCAGTTCATTCTCGATGATACGACGTACGGCGTGCTTGATAGCAGTAACGCACTGGCGTAGTGTAGACTGATCATATGGCTGGCGCTGGCGCTAAACTGTTCACATCGGGAAGTGTTCTTACCGCTGCGCAGGTGAACACCTACTTGATGGATCAAACCATCATGCGGTTCGCGTCTGTCGCTGATCGCGATGCAGCGTTCGGTGGTATTGGAGAGCCGACGCTCGCCACTGGTATGTTCGCATTCACCACCGACACATTGACGCTGTGGGTCTACAACGGTTCTGCCTGGGTGCAGTCGTCTGGCGGCGCGGACATTCTTCAGGTTCAGGTTTTCAGTTAGGAGATCGACATGGCAACATACACCAAGCAGAAACTGAGCGCGTCAACAGACGGTCGCGCCATCAAAGTCGCTGCAACAGCAACGGCTGGCACGACCATCCACACGGGGTCGACGACGGCAACGACTTATGACGAGGTTTGGCTTTACGCGCAGAACACCGACACGTCAGCAGTGAAGTTGACGATCGAGTGGGGTGGCACGACGTCACCAGATGATCTGATCGAGGTGACTGTTCAGCCTGAGGCTGGTTTGGTGTGTGTAGCGCCTGGGTTGCTGATCAAGGGTAACGCGACTGCGTTGGTTGTTCGCGCTTTTGCTGCGACTGCGAACGTGATCACTGTCCACGGGTTTGTCAACCAGATCACGGCGTAAGCGATGACCGCACGCCGCACACTGGGTTACGTCAGTTCACTGTCGAGTCAGTCGTTGACTCGCTACGGCTGGGCGTCAGGCGGCACAGGTTCTATCAGCGCATTCACGACCGCTGGCATCACATATAACGGCGTCTACTTCAACTCAGACGGCACGCTCACTGTTACAACTGGCGGTCTGTTCGATCTCTGTCTTGTTGGTGGCGGCGGTGCTGGCGGTGGTTTTGGTTGTGCAGGTGACGGCGGCGGCGGTGGTGGCGGCGGCGGCGGCGTTTTGCAGACGACTATCTATCTACCTGCTGGCACACACGCTGTCACCGTTGGCGCTGGTGGCGCTGGTAGCAGTGCGTGCGGCAACTATATGAACAATGGCGTCGCGTCATCTGTCGGAACATTCGCGTACGGTATCGGTGGTGGGCAGGGTGGTGCTGACAGCAAAGGGTCTATCGGTGGCTCTGGTGGTGGGTCTGGCGGCAACGCTGGGTCATCCGCTGGTACTTCTGGACAAGGTTTCGCTGGTGGCACTGCTGTCGCTTCATCGCAGACGCCTGGTGGTGGTGGTGGCGGTGCTGGTGCGGCAGGCAGCAACGGTGACTCTGGCAACAACGGTGCTGCTGGTGGTGCAGGCAAAGACGTATCTGCGTGGCTCGGTCAGTCTGCTGGCACAACCTATAAAGGTGGTGGCGGTGGTGGGGGTTCTCGTTACGCTGCTGGCACTGGTGGCACTGGTGGTGTTGGCGGTGGTGGCAACGGCGGCGGTACGTCTGTCGCTGCACAGTCAGGAACTGCGAACTCTGGCGGTGGTGGTGGTGCTGGTATGCGCGGTGGCGCTGGCAACGGCGGCGGTTCTGGCGGTTCTGGCATTGTTTATGTTCGATGGGCGGTGAACGCATGAGGCCAGGCGGTTACATCAGCGGTACGTACATTCAGCAAGTGCCAGTCACGACACCACCGTTGGTCGAGTACGTGGTTGTTGCTGGTGGTGGCGGAGGCGGCACAGGTGGCAACGGCATATCTGGTGGTGGTGGTGGTGGTGCTGGCGGCTATCGATCATCAGTTCAAGGTGAACTTAGCGGTGGTGGTGTAACGGCTGAACTTCGCCTAGTACCAGTCTCTGGCACTGCTTACACTGTCACTGTCGGCGCTGGTGGCGCTGCTACCGCGAACGGTTCTAATAGCGTGTTTGGGCCGATAACCGCTCTCGGTGGTGGTGGTGGTGGAACGACAGCAGGCAACGGTCTCGCTGGTGGTTCAGGTGGTGGTTCGTCTGGTCGTGGAGATAGCAGCCCACGCACTGGTGGCGCTGCCACTTCAGTTGTAATCCAACCAACCACACAGGGAACAAAGGGTGCAGACTCGTATGGTGCTGGTCTTGGCACTGCTGGTGGTGGTGGTGGTGCTGGTGCTACGACGACGACTATCAACGGTGGCAACGGTATCCAGTCGTCGATCACTGGAACTGCTACGTTCCGTGGTGGTGGTGGTGGTGGAGAAGGTGTTAGCACTGGTGGCTCTGGCGGTGGTGCAGCAGGCGCGACGTCGGGGAGTGTGACTGCACCTGCAGGAACTGCAAACACTGGTGGTGGTGGCGGTGGTGGCGGCTCTGCTGCTGGTGGCAGTGGCGGCGCTGGTGGTTCAGGTGTAGTTATTTTGCGCACTGCCATAGGCGCGCCAACCGCTACAACAACGGGCAGCCCGACAGTTAGCACCACGTCGACGCACCGAATCTATACATTCAACAGTTCAGGCACTATCACATGGAGTTGGTCATGAGTCAATACTTCGCACAACTAGATGGAAACGGCATCGTCACTCACGTCTCTGTCGTCACAGCAGAGTTCATGGAAGAAAACCCAGACCGCTACCCTGGTCGCTGGGTCGAGACGTTCTTTGATACACCAGGCAAAACTTACGCTGGCATCGGATTCGCGTACATTGAAGAGACAGATGACTTCATCCCACCAGTGTTGCCTGCAGAACCGCTAACCGACATCGAGTGACGCGCGCTGCACGTTGGGCAGTGCTCACACCGTTGTTGTTTTTTGCGCTATCTAATAGCCAAGTCAACGCAGAAGCCGTATCGGGGTTGCGCGCAGTTGGTTACCACGTCGACGAGACACCACCAACACGCAGCGACGATCTGTACACGGTGTGCGGCGAGACCATCTACCCGAACATCAATTGGACTTGGGATTACGAGCAGAATCACCTGGGCGACTGCGGTTGGGATTCATTCATGGTGCACTACACAGGACAGATCGAACTGCCCAGTGGTGTCACGTCGGTGCGGTTTGCGATCGCGTCAGACGACGGCGGCTGGGTTGATATCGGTGGCCACCAGTTCGGTAGTTGGCAAGATCAAGGTTGCAGCATCACTTACAGCGATCGCGTAGAACTTGACGGTGCAGCGCCGCTCGACGCATGGGTGTACGAGAACGGTGGCGGCACGTGCGCTATGCTTTTCTGGCAGTTAGGCAACGACGCTGCAGACTGGGAGATCGTACCGACATGGGCATTTACAACGGAGTACACAACACCGACGACGACCACTACTACTACTGCCCCGATCGAGACTGTGCCTGTCACGGAAGTCACTACTACGACGCTTCAGGAAGCAACGACCAGCAGTATTCAGGCGAGTACGTCGACGTCTGAGCCAGAAACCACCACAACGTCAACAACGACCACAACCACGACCACAACCACGACTGTCTACGTTCAGCCGCCTAGCGCTGGTACGTTGCCACCAGCCACGTCATCCACGCTAGTAGTGGAAGTTCCACCAACATCAACAGACCCTGAACCCGTGACGACCGAGCCGTCAGAATCGCCACAGGAAGAACAACCGCAGCCAGAACCAGAAACAACAACTGAAACCACAACATCGGTGACCAGTCTACCAGTCGACGAACCGATCGAGACCACGACCACAACGATCGTCGAGATCGAACCGCAACAACTGATCGAAGAGACTGAAACAGCGAACGACGTCGTCGCTGCGTTAGAGCAAGACACGCCGATCACGCAAGAGCAAGCGCTCACCGTCGTCACCAGTGCAGCGGTTCTTGCCACGATCAGCGAACAACAAGCCGAGCAGGTGTTCGACGCTATCGACACTTCAGAACTGACCGACAGCCAAGCGATCGCACTGGTCGAGGCTGTGCAAGAAGCGCCGACCGAAGTGCGTCAAGCGTTTGAACAAGAGATCAACGTGTACAGTGGCAAGTTCGACAGTTACGTGCCAGTCGGTTCTACCGTTCCAGTATCTGTGCGACGTACACTGGTGGCGGCCGCTGCTACACTGTCTGCCGTAGCCGCACCAACGAGGAGAATGAGATGAAACTGTTCGAGTATCTGCGTGATAACGCGTGGACTTGGGCAGGCGTCGTGTTCATTCTTATCACGTTGAGCGGTGCGACCAGGACAGCGGCATTGTTCACAGCCGCCACCACCATCGTGATACACTGGTTGTTCACCTACTTATCGCAAGAGGACTGACATGCACAAAGCACAAGAGATCGTGCAACGTATCGTGGCGCTGTTCCTAACGAGCGCACTCGGAATCATCACAGGTGCAAGCGTCATCGGTGACATCCCGATGTGGAAGGCCGCAGCGTTGGCTGGTTTCGCCGCCGTCGCATCGGTGGTCGAACGTCTCGCCCGTGCGTCGCTCGACGGTGAACTCACCAAGGAAGAGATCGATATCGCATTCGGCGGCTCATCCGTGCAAAAGTCACGCGCTAAGAAAGCAGCGAAGAAAGCGGCAGCCCGATGAGCCGCCCATACACGGGCAACAAAGACGGCGCTGCACAGCGCGTCAGGCCAGGAATGAAGGCGTTCATCGATCGCGTCATCATGCTCTCGGAGAGCGCACTGTGGAACAACGGCGACTGGGGCATCCGCAACATGAAAGGCAAGGAAAGCCTCAGCGTGCACGCCACAGGTCGAGCGGTCGACTTGTCCTACCGCAAGATGGGCAGCAAAGGGAAAACAGACGGCCGCAAGCACGCCATGGAATGGTGCAAAATCCTGGCCGAGAACGCCGACACGTTCGGTATCGAGATGATCATCGACTATTTCCCACAGCCGCACGGCCGTGCATGGCGTTGCGATCGCGCAGCGTGGCAGAAGTACGATAAGCCGACCGTGAGCGGCGCGCCTGGTGGCGACTGGTTGCACGTCGAACTGTCGCCAGCGATGGCCGACAACCCAGCCGCCGTAGACGCAGCATTCAAAAAAGTCTTCGGTGGATAGTGGACACCACAGTCGTCGCGGC